CGTTGCCGGACGCGGCGTTTAAACGCGCTTTGTTGTTTAGTCGTTGACGTTGTAGATGACGCCCTGACGGCGACGGTTGTTGGTGGTGATCTGCAAGCCTACGACGATGAAACCTACTTTTGCCATTTGGTTAGCAGGCTCCTTGAACGGAGTCTTGGCAAAGTTCATTCCGGCTTGCATATGCATCTTCAAATACTTCGTGTTTAAGAAGTAGATCCGGCCGGTGCCGCAGTCGCGGTCGTACTGGACTGGAATGCCGCGAAACGACGGCAGGCGACCATCGACGCCAGGCGAGTCCTTCGATGAAAGGCGCTGGTAGCCGGTGCCTTCAAAGATCTCCTCGTAGTCGGCGTAGATGCCATTGGTCGTGAAGATGTTGGTCGGCTGTTCGTTGCCTTCGCTGACGTCGTTCCAAAGGGTCGACATCCGCACCATACCTTCGTAAAAGTTGGTGTTGACAATCGTCTGGAACGAGGTGTCGGCGGTAGCATTGTTGGTCTTGTTCTTCCACCAGGTATTGCTGCTGACGGTGACACCGCCCAACGTGGTCGGGGTCGTGCCTGGCGCGTCAGCGATGATGTCTTGAAAGCCCAGCGGTGCTTTGCCGGTCTGGGCAGAGTAGATCGAGCTATTGATCTGGTCGCGTAGCGTCAGCATCGCCTGCTCGGTCTTGGCGGCAAGGAGTTTCATCGCACTGTCTGACTTGCGATTTTCCATCTCCTCGGTGTAGTTGATCGTAATCGGCACCGCTGCATAGCGGAACGGATAAAACGCCGCCGTGATGCCGTCAATGGCATCGGTATTGAGTACGTCGTAACCGCTAAAGTACTGGGCTGAATTTCCTGAATACATAAGATCCTGTTGGATCTCCTTGCCCCCATTGTCGGTGACAAGAGCGCCGCCGCTGCGGAACATGTCAAGCGTGGGGTATGCGTCAAAGAAGTTATCGGTCAGTTCCTTGCGCTTCGCCCGCATAGTAAGCGTCCATGCGGCATCCCATGTTTCGGTTGTAGATGTAGCTGCCATAATAAGTTTTTCCTATTCAAATCCAAGGTTGGCTAGACCCGACAACACATCGTTGTCGGACAACGGACCGCCTTCCTCGCTGGCGTCAACCCCTTGGGTCGAGCGCACTGCATTCTTGCTGTTGCGCTTGGTCTGCGTATTCTGCTGCCGGACGTTGGCGGCGTTGGACGCCGTTACGCCAGCGTGTAGCTCATACGCTTCCTTGACGGTGTACGCCTGCCCTGTGTTAGGGTTGGCGATCTTCGTCGTAGCGACGATCTGGTCGGTGTAGCGATCCAGATCCGCACCGTATACCCCTCGCGCCTCCTGCACCTGCTGATCGACATACGCGGTCTGCTGGTGCTGGACATACTGGTTGGCGTGCTGCAACTGACCCTGCAAGGCTTGCACCTGCTGCGTCAGTCCGTTGATGTGGGTGCCGACCTGATGTTGGACGATTTGCTGCACGGCGTCGATGCCGCGCTGCTCCTCCTCCGATACGTTGGCCCTCATCTGATCGATGGGGTCGGGCGGCGGTGGGGGTGCGGCCATCTGCTGTATGCGTCCGGCCCACTCGTTGCGTTCCGTCGCAAGCTGGTTGCGCTGCTCTGCAAGGTCTTGCTGTGTGCGCGTAAACTGCGCCTGTAGGTTCTTCGCCAGCGGTATCAGCGGTTGATACTGCTGTGGCACGGACTCCAGATCGGCGCGAAGCCAATCCGTTTGTGCCGGATCGAAATCCGATGTCTCGCCGTCAGAGTGTCCAGCATCATCAGACGGGGCCGCATCCTGGGTATCTTCAAACAGTTCGACCGTGTTGGTCGACTCGTCTGAAGCGCCAGTGTCGGGTGCCGCGTCGTCGCTGCCGGAGTCCAAATCTAGAATACCTTCGGACATCCTTTATTGCTCCTTTGTGGCCTGCTCGGCTGCGGCTATCGCTCCATCGGGGGTGTCGCCCCAATAGATCGGTTCGCTGCTGCGTGGAGCAGGCGTAGTTACGTCGGAGGTGATGTGATTGCGCGAGCCGCCGACGGCGTCGGCTGACTCCATTACGTTGTAACGCTTCATCAGTTCGCGCTTATGCGAGTAGCTTTTTACGACCTCACCAAAACCAGCGTGGTACTTGCCGTACATCGACGAGTGGTCGTGGTGTATGAGGTTGTTCTTGCGGAAGCGCATCGACGCTGTCTCGCCGCACTCGCTACATTTAATTTGGCGCTTGATCGCCTTATAGTTGGCAAAAGCCACGTCGGTCATGTTGTGACCGCAGCTGTCACACTCAAAGTCGTGGAATACCATCGTTTAGCCTTGTCCTGGTGCGCGTTGCACTGCTTGACTCATCTCTTGCGCCTGCGACCGTACGAGGCTCACGATGCCGCCGTCGCCCTCGCTAGCCTGTGCGCCGTCGGCACCTGTAGCCTGCGGTGCGCCGCCCTGCGCCATCTGGTCGAGGTACTGCTGGTGCTGCGCCATATGGGTCTGGGCGACCTGCAAGACCTGCTGCTGCTGCGCTGGCAAAAGCTGTTGAAACTGCGGCAACTGCTGTATGGTCTGATGGGTCTGTATGTGGATGGCGTGGTCTTCTTCCGGCGTGACGCCAGGGTCACCACCGGCGAGGAGGTAGGCGATGTTTTCGAGGTTAGCCGCTTTAATGGCGTCGGCGTTTTGCGACTGACCCAGGTATTTGTCGGGGTCTTGGACGCGAAACGCCTTGAGCAACCCTTTTATCGCTTCGTTGCGGTTGATCTCCGGCAGCCCGATGGTGAAGTTGAACAGTTGCAGCGCATCCTCGCGCTCTAGTTGCTCGGTCAACGGCTGCATCGAACCGGCTTGTATGTCGACTTTGAACCGTACGCGCAGTAGGTTGGCGGTGACGGCCTCGAAGACAGGGTCGGCGTCGTTTTGCGCGACGTTGATGAGAAAGTTTTCGGGGGTGTAGCGCGGATCGGCCATCATCCGCAGTGAGTTGCGTACGATGGTGCGGTAGCAGTCGGCGACGCGTAGCTGCATCCACTCGCGGTTGATTTGCGAGAAAGACGCTTGCAACGACGCCTGGGTCGCCGTGACCTTGGGGCCGCCGCCCATCGCCAGTTGACTGACGTTGAGGCTTTGCTCTTCGTAACCGGCGGCGGTGTTCTCCAGGCCGATCTGGTCAGGGGGTATAGAGCCAAAGTCGACACCCTTCATCGCGGTGGCGGGGTCTTCGACCCATATGATCTCGCCGTCGCGCCCCTCTTCCAGTGTGTCGCCCAGGTCTTGGTTGGCTTCGCGCTCACGGCGGCTGGCGAGGACGATACGCTGGAAACGCTTGAGCAGGTCAGCACGCCTCGACACCGACTCAACGATCAAGCTCTGGGTGTCCTCGATGTACGCCATCGGCGGTTGACCGTAGAACGACTTCTCGGTCTGGTCGAACTTCATCGCGTAATACGGAAAGCCGCCGTCGACGAGGTAACCGCCGGACGGCTCAAACTCACCCGTCATCATAGGTTCGCCGGTAAACGGGTCGGGCGTCGTCACCGCCTCCATCGCCAGCATCGGGTGGTCGACTTCTTCTATCGGCTCTTTGACGCCGTCGGCAAAGGTGATGCGCTTTTTGTGGATGCGGTCGTGGACCTCGTACAAGCAGACCATCTTACCGCGCTCCTTGGAGGCGGTGATGGCGTCGGCCTCGTCGGAGTGGGCCGCGTCCTCGAAGTCGTACATCATGCCCTCGCCAGCAGCGTCTTCTGACATCGGTTGTATCTGGCGTCGGTTGACGAAGCGCGTGTCCTCTTTGACGAACTCCAGCGGCACCAAGATTTTTTCGATGATGAAACGGGCGTGCGACAGCTTGTGGGGGGGTGTCAAGGGGTCAAGGTAAATGTTGAACGGACTTACCCGTTGGCAGTATGGAAAGTCGTTCTCCATCGAGTCGTTGACAGTGTACGGTGCCTCGATGTCCTCGTCGCCAGGGGGGTTATAGCCAAACTTGAGCCACCCTACACTACAGAAAAGGGCGTCGAAGATGCACTGCTGGACGTCGGACTTAGCGTCCATCTGTTCCAGTGCCGCGTTGGCAACGCGCTCCAATATCTCGGACGCAAACTCACGTTGCGGCTCATCGACTTTGAAGTATACGTGGGGGTAGTTGAAGCTCACGGACGCAATGATCTGACGGGCGAGGGGGTACATCCGTGAGATCTTGACGATCTTATCGTCGCCAAGCCCAGGCACGTCGAAGTCAAGGTCGTACGTCTTCAGCAGACGACGCCACAACTTATGGCGGTCGCGCATGTACTTACGGCCGTTTTCTATCGAACCTTGCCAAAAATCGATCTGGGCTTGTTTCACAATGACCTAGCGGTGAGAGTGGGTACGGGCTGCAACCCGTCGCGTTTACTTCTTTTTCGGACTACGCCTCTTGGTGTTCGTTATCTTCTGGCCCGTCGCCTTTGCTGCTTTTTGAGCCGCCGCACGGCCCGACGGGGTGTAGGCGTAATGTTTAGATCCTACCTTGGGCATTACTTACTCTTGCCAGCTTTGAGGTTGTCAGCACCGGCCGGACGAGGCTTGACGCGGGTCTTGTTGGACTTCGGCTTGCTCTTCGTCGCGTGGGGCGTACCGTTGAAACCTTTCATAGCATTCTCGTATCGTATGCCGACGGGGTATAGCGCCCCGACAGTCGTTTTAAGCGTAGGCATAGCGGCCACTGCGGCGGCCGGTCTGGGTAGCTAACTCGTCGATCATCTCTTGGCCGGTGCCTTCGTACGGTTCCGGCTCCGTCACACGGTGCGGCTTGTATACGTGCATCATGGCGTAGCGCAACTCGTCGGCGGCGTGATCCTCGGCCGTCGTATCGAGATCCTCAGGGTTTTTAGTCGAACGCGGCAACGCAGGCATCGTCCGCATCAGCGCGTCGTTCCACCCGTCAAAGACGTAAAGTCGTTCCTTGATCAACGCATCGTTAATCACTCGCCA